AGCAGGCGGAATTGCCCAGAGTTCAGGAGTGCGGTGATGCCGTTCAGGCCGGCGGCCTTGCACTCATTCGCTACGCTGATCGTCATTCATTTGCTCCTGGCTCAACGGAACCTCCGTCTTCAGTTCAATGGTCTTGATGAGGTTGCCTGCGGCGTCTCGGCACTCGAAAGTGCCACTGATCACCAACTTCGCATTCACCTCTGCCGGCGTTTCGGTCATGCATCAGTCCTCAATTGCCGCGCCAATGACCCGACCATCCTTGTCGCGGAGGATCTTCTTGGGCTTGCGCATCGTCTCTTCCAACTGCTTCTGGCCCTTGATGACCTCTTGAACGGTCTTCTCAAGTGCCGCAATGTCCTTGCTGCTGTCTGCCGGCTTGGGCTGGGCTCTTGCCTGCTCCTTGGCCTGCTCTTTCGTGTGCTCGTGGGTCTTGTCGGCCATCTTCTCGTCGTGCATGCGGCCCTTGTCGGCCTCTTGCGCCTGAATGGCCGACTGCCTGTCCTGCGCTTCGGCCTGTTGGTCCTGCGAATGGACCTGCACGCGGGCCTGCATCTCGGCGATCTGGATCTTGGTTTCGTTGTTGGCGTCGGTCGTGTACTGCGTGACCTGGGCCTGAACCTGCGTCTTCCACTTGTCGATTTCCAGACGCTGGGCCTCGAGTTGCGCCTCGTACTGGGCCTTGATCTGCTCGCGCTCGGCGTCGCGGGCGTCGTTGGCGGCCTGCAGCTCGAGCGTCGCGCGCAGTTCCTGCAGCTTGAGTTGGGCCCGCTGCTGCTCCTGCTGGAGCGAGACTTGGCCCTTCATCTGCTCGACTTGGACCGCCACTTGCCCCTTCATCTGCTCCTTGACCACTTCCGGGTTAGGAGCGGGCGGCATCGGCGGCTTGGTGGACGGGTCGTCCCAGAACTCGTTCGGATCCTTGAAACCACCAGCTTGGGTGAGCCGCTTCAGGGCGTTGTAGACCTTGGGCGGGCTGGTCAGGCCGGCTTGCAGAGCCAGAATCTGCTTCTGGAGCACGCCCTCGAGGAAGACGATCTGCTGCATCTTGTCGCCGGCACCAAGACCGACGCTGATCTGCATGTCTGCGCGCTTCTTCCACTGGCGCGGATCGACCGGAATCCACTGATTGCGCAGGCGAATCATCTCGGCCTTACGCGAGTGCTTCAGCGTCAGCGCGTGGACAAGCTGAAACAGGCACTTGACGCCCGTCTCGGCGAAGATGCGCGCGATGAACTTGATGCGCTGCATCGCCGCAGTCATCATGGCCGAGTTGGCGTGCGCCCCAGCGTTGTTGTTGAGCGCGTTCGGATCCAGGCCCTGCTGTGCCTCGCTCACTCCGGTGCGCTTGGAGGCCACGCGGTCTACGTACTCCATCATCGGTACGGCCACATCGCCGGTCGTGGAGTGCGTCAGCGGCATGATCGCCATGCGCGGGTCACCCTTGGTCCGCACCAAGCCGCCCGGACGGCTCACGAGCATGTCATCGAGGTTGACGAGGCTTTCATCGACCGCATGGCGCCCGTTGTTCGCCAGATAGACGTTATCCAGCGATCCCCGCAGGAGCGCGGTCTTGATGAGTTGCAAGTCTTTGACCGCATCGGCCAGGCTCAGGCCGGTATGCTGGTGCGGCAGAGGCGTAGGGCACAGCGCCACGAGTAGCGAGTGGTCCGCCTCCTCGTTAAGCAGGATCGTCGTGCCCACGATGATGACGTGGCGCAGTTCGGCCTTGCCGTCGCCGTCGTGGTCGTAGCGAATCCAGCACTCACGCACCCAGACCTTGCGCATGCTCGGGTCTGTGTTCTCGCTTCCATCGCTTCGCAGCGTGGACGGGTCTTGCCGGCGCTCTTCTTCCCAGACGTTGCTGGTGCTGCCGCTGTCGGACAGCGTGTCCTCTACATCGAAGCCCTCGAGCCGTAGCTGGCTGATGGTCTTCTGTTCCCTGTGCTCCGAGAAGTTGCAGCTCGGATCTTGCAGGTTCAGGTTCCGCGCGTTGGGGTCAACGTAGACATTTTCAGGCGCCACGTTGACCAGCCGCACACACCCGTAACTGTGGGTACGCTGTACCTCGATGTCCCAACCGGCCTCTGAGCGCTCTGCCGAGATAGGCTCAACCCCCTCATCCTGGAACAGCAGGACAGCCTCGTCTTCGGTCAGGCCCTTGTACTTCTCTTTGGTGATGTCCTCTGCATCATCCCAGTAGGCTTTAACGTAGCCAACCTTCTGCAACAGCGCGTCATGGCTCCAGCAGTACCACGTTTCGAACCAATTGTTCTTCTGGGTAATGATGTAGTTGACGAACTCGGATTCCTGCTCGGCAGCAGCCATGTCCTCAGGGCCACGAGGCGTGAACAGCACCACCTCATCACCGCCGCAGAAGATATCCGCGAGTTGCGGCTTGATCCACTCCACGGTATCCCAGACATCGCGGCTGATGACCTGGGATCTGCCGTCTACCTCGTTCCCGAGCGGGTTGCCGAGGTAGTAGTCCAGCGCCTGGGTACGCTCCTTCGACAGCTCTCCATGCGTCTCGGCGACGGACTCGTATTGCTCAATCGCTTTGACAAGTAGTGCGTCGCTCATCTTTGCGCGGTCGTCCAGGTTTACGCTTCTCTGTCGCTATCTCGGTCCACTCTGCCTGCTTGAACGTCTCGGCCAAGACCAATTCCGCTCTCGCTTTCTGCACAGCGCGGATTTCAGCGATCTGCCGGTTGACCTCGGCCAACTGGGCCTCCAGGTCCTTAACTCGACGGTTGAGTTCGATACTCATGTGGCGCTCCTAGATGACCCCACCCTTGGGGTAAACGATTGGCTTCTGGTCTTCGTTGCTCATCTGCGGAACAACGAGCGAGAGATACCGGAAATCGTCAGCGCCGTGGCTGTTAATGTCGTGGACTGGGGCCGATGGCTCATCGGTGGTGGTCGGGACATTCCGCTTATACCGTTTCAGACGTGAAACCAGTAAAGCCGCCTTGGTTTTGTCGAAGTATACCCTCGGAAATAGCATTCGTGCCTGCTTGATACCTGTTTCAACAGGCTGATTCGGAGTTTGGGCCACGTCCCACCGCAGGTTTCTCATAATCTGCATGGCGGATTGGCCGGTTTTGTAGTCGCCATGTGCCCCGTCGTGCGGCAGGAACATGCGACCCCAGTTGTAATGGCGGTTTCTCAGCTCGGCCGATAACCAGTCCAGGGTTACGTGGTCAAACTCCAGATACTCGGGTATCCGCACCTCGGACAAATGCCGCTGGGCCAGGATTACCGCCATCTTGTCGTTCCAGCCCAGGTCCAGCACCACATGGACCTTTAGCCTCGGGTCATACGGCACGTTGCACACGCGCCCAGCCTCGATGGCGTCGCGGATCTCGTTGGCGAAGATGGCGCCAGTAACGGCCGCCTTGCACTTGCCTAGCCAGACGTTCTCGTATTCGTCCTTGGTGTAGCGCCGCTCGTCGCCCGCCCTCTCCTTCTCTAGCGTCTCGTTGAACCATGGGTTATCCATGTAGTTCATCTCGACGCTTACGCAGTCGTCAGGCTGGTGCGTGACGAAGCGGTCATAGGTCGGGTCGTCGTCCAGGTCTGGGTTGAACGTCACCCAGATCTCAGAGCCTGGCTTGCGAATGGTCGGCGTGAGGATCTTCCAGGAGCGCTCGGATACCGTCTGCGCCTCTTCCACCCAGCAGATGTCCGCGCCCTCGAACGACTTGATGGAATCGATGGTCTGATCGCTCAGGCCGGCGAACAGGAACTCCGTGCCGTTCTTGCCCCTGATCTCGGTCGTGAAGATGTCGTAGAACGATGTCAGGCCTAGCGCGCCGATCTGGTCTTCCAGCAGCTTGTGTACGCTGTCCTTGATGGACTTCTGCACTTCCCGCGAGCAGATGATGCGCAGCTTGGACTTGGCGCCCAGCACCAACAGAGCACGAGCGAAGCCCCAGGACTTGCCCGAACCTCGGCCGCCCCGGGCTACCTTGTAGCGCTTGGGCGAAAAAAGGAAGCGAAGTTTCGCCGGGAACTCAGCGTTCATACTCGGCCGGTCACTCTGCGACCTCGCCTTTCCAGTGCTCAACGCATACAGCGCCACCGTCAAACACGGATGCGCCGAAGTAGTAGAGCCACTGCCCCGGAGCAAACGTAAGAATGCTCATGTCGGGCACGCCCTCCTGATGCCTGTACGAGACCAGAGCACCATGCTCAACCCGAACCGCGTCGGCATGGAAGTAGATTTGTCCTGTCTCACAGATTCCGCTCGGAACGCCAACGCACCAGTAAAGGCCGCCGTATTTGCTCGCGTTTTTGCTCATTTGGATCGATCCAGCAATGCGTATAGGTCACGGATGAGGTGCCTATTCGCCTCAAGCAGACGGGCGGACGCGCGCTCAGCCTGAAGGCGCACACCAATCGGACGCTTGCCGTCCGACCGCCGCTTCGCGAGTAATTCATGCGATTTGCTGCGCTTCATTTGAACGTCACCGTGATCCCCGTCAGCAGCGGGTTGTCCGGGTCGCCCTGCACCTGAAGCGGCAAGACCTTGCCCACTAGCGCCAGGAATGGGCCGGGATGTGTCTCTGCCTTCGCAATGAGGTACTCGACCCCGCCAGCGCCGGCCAGCGCCTCGAGGATCATCTGCTTGACCTCGCCGGTCACCTTGTTTGGTGTGCCCTTCGGCCTTCCCTTGCCTGCGTTCGGCGGCTTTGGCCTGACAGTTTTTGTCACTTCTTTGTTGGTAGTCACTGACATCTCTCCTTCGCCCACTTCAATGCGGCCACTGCCTCTTCCAAGCTGCGCACCTTGCTCGTCACTTGCCACGCCATGGAGTGCCAGCGCTCTTGTGCTGCTGTGAGCTTTTGAGCGCTGAGTGGCTTGGCTCCGTCTTTCAGTTCCAGAAAGTGCGGCATGCCCGGAGCCACAGCGACGGCCAGGTCAGGAATGCCGTCACCCGCTCCAGATAGGTCGAGAACCACATACCCGAGACCTCGCAACCCATCGCGAATTGCTGAGTGATTTGCGTCTGTTCGCTTGGCATGTCTCACCCCCAGAACTTCCACCATGGGCGCCTAGCGACAGGCTGCGCCGACTCGGGCACCTTCTCGGCCCAAAATCGCCCACTGCTGCCGCACATGCCAACCAGATCGAACTTGCGCTGCGTCTCGCAATACGTCATTGGCGAACCATCAACAGGACTGAGAAGCTTCGGATAGCCGCACTTCGCAAATTCCGTTTGGCTCTTGAGCATCGGATGCAGCCGCATGTGCCGGCACTCTGTGCAAAGCTTCATTTGCCACCCTTTCGCGCACCGTCCAGCAGCAGACACAGGAAGCCAATCAGCCACACCCACCATGGCGCGTTGTAGGCCAAGGCCATGAAGAATCCGAATAGAGCAAGCATCAGTTCTCCGTCGCCGAGAACACAACCCAAAGAATCAGCGCAATGCAGATCGCGAACACCACATCAAGCACCAGCGCCTGAGCACCGCGCTCGGCGTCTACGGTGTCTTCACGGGGTACGGGGATAGGACCCCTACCTTGGTTTGCGTCTTGGCTGTACAGGTTGGGGTCTTGGCGACGGTTGGGCCAGTTCATGGTGTGCTCCTGTGTCATGCGGGTTCCAACACGTTGTCCACAGGCGTTTCCACAGGAGGAATGCGCCGGCTGTCTCGGAGATCGCCCGTGGCAATGAGCGCTCGGCGAACCTCTTCCTCGGTCGCGGCCTGGCGGAATGCCTTGACTGCATCGAGCAGGGCGTGGGCTTCGTCTCGGGTCATGCCGGCTCCTTCTTCGGCTGGGCCAAGCGCTCGCGGATGGCCTTGAGCCTCGCCAGCACGTCGGGTGACGGCCTCGATGGCTCGGACATCCGCTTGCGCAGCTCGCGCAGGACTTCGCTGTAGCGTTTCATGCGGCCTCCGGCGTCGGCAGAAGTGGCTTCGTCGCCTTGCCTACGACAGCGAGCATGGCCGCGTTGGGCGGCGGAAGCATCGGCGACAGCACTTGCGCATGCGCCAGCGACAGGCGGCCTTTGCTCACAGCCTCCGACAGAACGGCATCGCGCGTGCGCGGGTCGTGGCCGAGAGACGGGTACCACTTGACCGGCTCACCCTTGTCTCGAGCCTGGCTCACCAGCCGCGTGTATGTCTCCTTGAAGGCCATGCGCGCCGCCACCGTGTCGCCAGCGTCCAGCAGCGAAACGCACGTCCCGAACGCCTGCGACATCTCGGCCGTCCAGACAACCGAGTCGGCCTCGGTCTTCGGAAGCATCGCAAACGCCTCCTCCACGCCGGGCCTGCCGTCGTCGATTCGTGAGACGACATCGGCGATGGTCAGCACGCCGCGCACCTCTTTGCGGCAGCGGGCCAGCGCAGCAATGACGGCCTGCTCGGGATACACCGACAGGTCGTTGACGAAAACTGCCGCAGCTTCCGGCGAGAACACCCGGCCGCACAGTTCTGCGGTCACGGCAACGGCCTTGATGAGTTCAGTGCTGGGCATGGTCTTCCTCGGCTTGAGCCTTCGCCAACAGCGGCGCAAAGGCGTTGAAGTTCGTCTGTGTGCGGTCGGCCTGGATGGCGCCGGCCATCGTGACTTGACGGTTCGTGAACCACTCCGTGCGCAACTTCTCGGCATCGCGCAACAGCGGCCCGACCGCATGCATCGCCCGGACGTAGAAGCTCCCCTGGTGCCCGACGTAGAAGGCCGCCACGAATGGCGCCTCCTCGGCGCCCAGCTTCCCGACGACTTGGGCCAACTGAGCGTTGACGGTCTTGTTCCGAACCGGCTCCGCGCCGTAGCGACTCGCATAGGCCTTGGCGTAGGAGTCCCATGTCGCAGCACTAGGCGCCTCCGCCCGGCGCGGCTTGCCTGCGACAGCAGGCGGGCCGAAACCTGTCTCTGCCTCTGCCTCTGTCAATGCCTCTGGTCTCTGAGATGTCTCTGTCTCTGCCTCTGTCTCTGGTACAGCAGACTGCAAGCGCCCTGCTAGCGGCGTGCTGGCGTCTTGCACCGGCAAGAAGAAGCCTTTTTCCAGCAGGGGGCGCAGTGCTACAGAGATTTCCTTCTCTGTGGTGCGCAGGCGAAACGCCAAATCGTCCGGGTCCGCATTGATGACGCCATCAACCGATTCACTGGCAATGAGCCAGAGCATGGGGGCCAGAGCCCTGCTTGCGACCGGAAGTCGCTGGAAGTCCTTGTTGTCCAACAACCCACGATGGAGCCGGATCCACGGCGGGTTCCGGTCCTTGTAGTGCTGGAAGTCCCGCCAGTTCTTCGGGACGATTTTGGTCACGCGGTCTCCTTGAACTGCGCCATCCGCGCCTTGATCCGCTCCGCGTCCCGTTTCCAGGATTGCGCCAGCGCAGGCCAGCCGATGGTGGTGGCTTGGGCGACATGGCGCTCCGCTGCCATTAGCATTCGGCGGAGGCCGCGCTCGGAGGTGCAGCGGTCTAGCTTGGATTGAGAGAAGAGCCAGGGCATGGCGCCTCCTTACGCACGCCTGTCGTGCCTGGCACGCAACTCGGCGTTCTCCCGCCGCAACCGCTCCACTTCCGTCTCGAGCGGGGCGCGGCGAACGATGTCGCACCCCATCTGGTCGGCCAGCCACTGCAGCGGAGCGAGCGATTCCGTCGTCCGCATGAATTTCACGAGCTTGGCACCCCACAAGCCCGCTGTCCCCTTGAGAATCTTTGACATCGTTCCGTGCGAGACGTGAAGAACGTCCGCTACCTCGTAGTCATCCATCGAGGCACCCTGCACGGCGAACCGCAAGGTCCCCTCCCACGATGCGCGGGAGATGAAATCCATTGCCGCCGCCTGCGGCCCCTTGACCTCGCAGAGCCAAGGCATTTCGCCCTGTGCTTGCGAATCCTTTCCTGACCTTTCCTGTCCTTTCGCGTTGTTGGCGTCCACGATTGAGCCCATGACGAATCCCTCCAAGCGCCAGAAGCGCCCTTCTTGTTGTTTGCCCTATGCGGGCGAGACGCCGGCCCCCTCAGACCGGCAGCGGATGGGTACTGCAGAAAAGACGCCCGACCCCTCACACGAGGAGCCGGGCGCAAAGGCCGCAGGAGCGGCCAGGGAGGAGACAATGGATCCAGCACGAGCAGCGCTCCAGAGGTTCCTGGTGCGCTTGCTGGTGCGGATGGCTGGTGACAGTGCGCGAGCATCCGAAGAGTTGCTGCGGGCAGCTTCAGAAAGGAAACTGCTGTGATGCATGGCTCAAGCCTTTGCGGTCGCGCCGGAAGCGATCTCCCTGTCATGCAGGGCTTCCAGCTTCCGATAGTTGCGCGACATGACATCCTTCACGCCACCGCGGAGAACCTTGCTCAACGTCGGCTGCGGGATGCCGGTCTCTTCGGCAATCTGCTGCTGCGTCATCCCCCTATCGATGAGGGCCGCGATGAGATCCTTGGCTTCCATGGCTGTCGTATTCCTTCACGACTATTTTGCCAGTCTTTCAGGAATATGCAAGCGGGATTAAATCCGGGCGTGCCAAGACCCTTAGAAACGCTCGCTCAACGCCTTCGGCTTGCCCGCCGCATGCGCAAGCTGTCGCAGGCTCACCTCGCCGAACGCGCCGGCCTGAAGCAATCCGACATCTCGAAGATCGAGAACGGCAAGATCAGCAAGACCACTGCCATGGCGAGGCTGTCTCATGTGCTTCGCGTACCAGCCGCTTGGCTTGAGCTCAACGAGGGCCAGGAGCCGGACTGGTCGGATGACAGCGAGCCGCCAAAGGCGAGCGCCGAACCAGGTGAGCGTGACGCTCTGCTCGAGCGGATGCTCATCGCCTACAAAGCAATCCTCCCGACTGATCGCGCCAACTATGTGGCACAGATGGAGCGGCGTGCAGGCGAAATCCGTGAAATCGAGAAGCGGCTACGAGAGAGGGCCGGCCATGAGTTGTTGAATCCTGTGGTCCATCAGCCGGCGGGGAGCGTCGGCAAGAAAGGGAAGTTGTCATGAGGCGTCCGTTTACCTTGGTTCCGTCGCGCGGGTCTGAAGACACTGAGAAGTGCGTCACAGAGTTGCTTGCCGGCATCAAGGCCAAGAAGATCATCGGTGTGGCCTATGTCGCGATCTATGCCCAGCGACAGTACGAGGCCCATCTGTGCGGCGAAGCAGATCGAAGCCCAACATTCACCCGCGGCGCCGTCGGAGCGCTTGAGGACAAGTTGCGCGCACGAATTCACGGCCTAGAGGCCGACTAGGCCAAACCGGCACCAACACACAAAGCCCGCCACGAGCGGGCTTTTTCATGCCCCAGACAAAAAATATGCTTTTACGCTTGACCGTAGATATGCTTTAAGGCATAGTCTCTCTCATCGACACACCGCACAGCGGAGATGGGAGCAGAGATGAAACACAGGTTCATTGCAGCAGCCGCGCTGGCGCTCACCGCCTGCGCTGCAGACCCGCTGGCGAAGTACGCCGGCAAGCCGATCACCTGCGCATCGTTCGCGACGCAGGCCGAGGCGCAAAAGTTCCTCGAGGCTCACATCGAGCACGCCATCACGCTGGACCCGGCGAACACCGGAGTGGCGTGCAAGGGGATGGCGGAATGAGCGCGGCAACTCTGCTGACCACCGTTGCAGCGATTGCTGCTGCTGGCGTTGTTGCCGCATGCAGCAGTGACGCTGACGTGGCATCGACGAATCTGTCAAAGGCGGCAGACCAGTTCGAAGTTGCGCGGCGGATCGTCTTCTACAACGGAATCACTGGCGAGTACATGCTGACGATTCAGGGGCTGTGCTCACTTGGGAACTTCGACAAGGCGCGCGAGATATCCGTCACCTGCAAGACAGGCCCCGGCAGCTACAAGAAGCACTTCCTCGGCCTGTCGGACAACGTGACGTTCTTCGTCGAGCAGGTGGAGCCGTCTGCCGTCAGCCCGTACCAGTACCGGGTCGTCTTCAAGCCGCTGTCCATCGTGCCGGACATCGAGGTGCGCAAATGAGTGCGGCCATCGAAAACCTGCGCATCAGTCTCCGCGCAATGCGCGCCATCGATGACGCAGCAGCCCGGCGAGCCGCCCTGGCCGCCGATGCCTACGACGAGCTGCTGGCGGAGTTCTTCGCTGCAGTCGAAGCGGGAGACGCCTCTGCCGTGATCCGCACGCCGGACTACGGCTACGACTCCACGCTGGGCTCCGTGCTGTGCGATGACCTGTTCGGCGATGACGAGCGGGCAAGCGAATTCGTGCGGCTCCTGCGCGATGCGATGCGCGGAGAAGACGTGCAGCTTCGGGCTGCCGAGATGGTGGCCCGCATCGCGAAAGCGCACGCCGCCTACCACCGTCATGCAGTAGGAGATGACCTGTGAGCCGCGCCGTGTTCGAGAGCGCCCTGCGGATTCATGCGCACCGCATCAACACCGTCTGCCCGGCCACGCGCCGGCTGGCACGGCTCATGTGCATCAAGCTGGTTCTGAGCCAGAAGGGGTCGTGATGGACGACAGGCCCAACCAAGGCGCACTCGGCAGTAGCGAAGTGTGGCGCATCAACAGCACCGCTCTCAAGATCAACGAGGCATTCGACAGCGCACGGTCAGCGGCTCGCGATGAGGCGCTTTGGCTGTCTGCGAAGTGCCGTGAACTGCTGGCGGACAACGACCGGCTGCGCATCGAGAACGAGAAGTTGCGCGCCGCCTCCAGTCAAGGGTCTGGCAGCCCGTCGCCCATGTTCAAGGTCGGTGACCGCGTGCGCAGCAAGAAGCACGAGGCGCACGGATGGACCGATCTGGTGGTAGTCGCACTAAACCACAACGGCCGTGCCGATTTGCTGCTTGCCATAGCTGATGGCGGCAAGCGTGGCGGCTTCTACCTCTCAGATCTCGAACACGCTGAAGGGAGCAAGACATGAAGACCTATGTCGTGACCCTGATCTACCCGAGCCCACTCATCGGCACGGAGCGTCATGAGGTCGAAGCCGGCTCCGTCGAACTCGCGCTGGCGAAGGCCAAGCGGCTGACCAAGGTGCGCGGCTGCTCCGGGACGGTTCGCGCCGCTCCGGCGACTGACACATACCACCCGCCGGCCGCTGTCTGCACCAACTGGGCACTTTGGGGAACGCTTCCGGCATTGAAGGAGCACGCATGAGCCCGCTGACCGTTGATGACTTCGTGGCCGCCTGCGCCTTCGTGCTGCTGTGCATTGCTGGAGCACTTGCATGAGGCCGCCGTTTTTACAAAACCCCTGGGCCCACTACACGCAGCGCCAGCAGCGCGACCTGTACGCAGGACACGCCATCTTCGGCTATCGCCGCTGGAGCCTATGGCG